GACAGGGTGATCTATTTTCAAAGTTCGGCATTGAGATAAGAGATCAAGCCAATTTTATTCTGTCGAAGAGAAGGTGGGAACAACTAGTAGATACTTCTGGTGGGACATTTCAATTGGATGCTAGACCGGCAGAAGGAGACCTGTTGTATTTTGGGAAGACGGGTTCTGTTTTTGAAATCAAGTATGTAGAATTTCAAAATCCTTTCTACCAATTAGGAAAAATTTACGTCTTTAAATTGCAGTGCGAACTCTTTGACTACTCTTCTGAAGTGTTTGATACTGGTGTCGATGCTCTTGATGACGTTGTTGACGATCTAAGTCTTGATAGGTTGAGATTCCAGTTTGAACTTGAGAGTGGTGATTTGTTTATGTTGGAAGGTGGCGAAAACCTAATTCTGGAAGACTTCTCTGCTCAACGAAGTCTTACTAATACCGACAATGATGATATAGACGAATTCCAAGAACAAGAGGGAATTCTTGACTTTACTGAAATAAATCCGTTTGGTGAACTCTGATGTTCAAAAATCAACAATTTTACAACCAACATACGAAAAAAGCAATCATAGCTTTTGGTACAATATTTAATAATATTAATATCACTAGAAAAAATTCTAGCGATGAAGTCGCACAGGTTGTTAGTGTACCTCTGGCATATTCACCAAAACAAAAATTTTTGGCTCGTATTGCACAGGTTCCAGACACCCTTTCTAGAGGAGAGGTTGCAATAACTTTGCCCAGAATGGGGTTTGAAATTCTCGGGTTTAACTTTGACCCACTTAGAAAGGTGTCACCAATTCAAAAAAATATTGCGATTGGTGAAGGTGACGATGCTAATACTTTCAGGAAAGCTTTCGTATCTACCCCATATGATATGCAAATGGGTCTTTATATTTTTGCGAAGAACCAAGAAGATGGTTTGCAAATTGTAGAACAAATTTTACCTTACTTCAATCCAGATTTCAATGTCACAGTAAATGATCTTCCTGCTATGGGAATCAAACGCGACATAAAAATCACTTTGGATAGTGTCACATTTGAAGACGAATACGAAGGAGACTTTGCCGCAAGACAGAGTATAATTTGGTCTCTGAATTTTACCATGAAATTAAATTATTATGGTATTGTCAGGAATCAAGGGTTCATCAAAAAAGCTATTGCTAAAGTTTTTGAGAATGAAGATTTGACCGGCCCTCACATAAAACAACAATTTGAGATTGCGCCGACTCTCCCGACTGCTACTGCTACAATCAGTGATGGTTCGATTGATAAAATTACTCTTACATATGGTGGCGAGGGATACAATGACGTAAGTCCACCAAACATAACTATAGATGGTAATGCGAGAGCTCACGCAGAGACAACAAATGGTGTAGTGACTAATATTGTCATTGATGATGTTGGTTCTGGATATGTGACCGCACCAACAGTCACGTTTGAAGAACCGCCGGATTACAATGAGAATCCATTCAAGGATGATCCATATAGGTTCATCGAAGAGTTTGAACAGGTTTATGAATAATGAGTAGAAATAAAGTATTTGATGCGTTGGATAAAACTTTTCAGACGGTAGCAACGGAATCTGCGCCCGTCAAACCCCCAGCGCTCAGTGATAATAATGATGTCAATACAGACTTTCAAAAGGCAAGAGAGACCCTTGAAAAGGCCATGTCCTATAGTGAACAGGCCGCAGAGGGCATTTTAAATGTCGCGATGAGTAGTGACAACCCTCGAGCCTATGAGGTTGCCGGTCAAATCATCAAGACGATGGGTGAACAGGCAAAAGATATGATGGAGGTTCAAGAGAAAAAACATCGAATAGATGATAAGAAAGGAGATACCAATCGTCCTCAAATTCAAACGCAAAACAATGTTGTGTTTGCGGGAACCACCAGTGATATATTGAAAGCAATTCGTGATGAAGAAAGTAAGACAATAGAACATGAATCAGATTGATACCTCTTATCACGGCAATCCTAATTTAAAACCAGTTGGATATCAACACGATTTTACAAAAGACCAGTTAGAAGAATTTGTAAAATGTGCAAAAGACCCAATTTATTTTATTGAGAATTACTGTAAGATTGTAACCTTGGATAAGGGTCTACAACCTTTCAAACTTTACGATTGTCAAAAAAGAAAAGTAGATTTCATCATGAATAATCGAAAGACTATTCTGATGGAGGGCCGACAGCAGGGAAAGACTGTTACTGCGGCCGCGTGTATTCTACACTACACCATCTTCCAAGACAATAAAATGGTTGCGATCATGGCAAACAAGACCGCGGCTGCTCGCGAAGTCTTGAACCGATACCAGATTATGTATGAGAATCTGCCCATCTGGATGCAACAGGGTGTGAAGACATGGAACAAGGGTGACGTTGATCTGGAAAATGGATCGCGAGTATTCACCTCTGCAACCACAACATCTGGTATTCGTGGTAAGTCGGTCAACTGGTTGTATATTGATGAGGCGGCAATCATTCCGAACAACATTGCAGAAGAGTTTTTTGCCTCGGTATATCCAACTATTTCTGCTGGTGAGACTACTAAGATTCTTTTGACATCCACTCCGTTGGGTTACAATCATTTCTGGAAGTTCTGGAATGAAGCGGAAAAGGGAACCAACGGATTTGAAAACATGTTCATTCACTACACGGAGATTCCAGGCCGCGATGATGCGTGGGCAGAAGAACAGTTCAAACTTCTGGGTGAGATCAAGTATAATCAGGAAGTCTTGTGTGAGTTCTTGGGGTCAACGAATACACTGATCAGTGGTAAATCACTGTCAATGATGTCATCCAAAGAGATCGTTTACAAGAAGGATGGACTAGACATTTATGAAGAACCTCAAAAAAATAAATATTATGTGATTGCTGCTGATACCTCACGGGGTGTCGGTGGTGACTACTCTGCATTTGTCATAGTGGATATCACGGAAATGCCGTTTAGAGTGGTCGGGAAGTACAGAGACAATAAGGTTTCTCCACTTCTTTATCCAGATTTCATTTCTCGCGTTGCGAGTGACTACAATAATGCGTATGTATTGATTGAAAATAATGATATAGGTCAACAGGTAGTAGATATATTGCACCAAGAACTAGAGTACGAAAATATTTTTAGTACGGTGCAAGAGAAAAACAAACAATATGTATCTCCGGGCTTTGGTAAGTCAACCACCCTCGGTGTCAGAACATCAAAAGCAGTCAAGAGACAAGGATGTTTGTCACTAAAAAGTTTGGTAGAAGAGACAAAGTTTTTAATTTGGGATGCTGACTGTATTAATGAATTATCTACATTTGTGGAAAGGGGTGGATCATTTTCTGCGGATGAGGGGTATCACGACGATTTGGCCATGTGCATGGTTTTGTTTGCATGGCTTACGACTAACACTTTCTTCAAAGATTTGACTAATGTTGATATCAGAGAAGGGTTGTACAATGCCGAGATGAGGTCGATACAAACCGATCTCACACCGTTTGGGTTTGTTGAGGATGGACTTGAACCGGAGGCAGAAGTGATTGATGGTGACTACTGGATGTGGGCCAACGAGAGAAAAGATTTTTTATAAATAATTCTCAGGAACAACTATTTATTAGTAATAAAACCGAAATACGAAGGAGAACAACATGGCTTTCCAGATTTCACCTGGCGTCTTAGTACAAGAGAAAGACCTTTCCAACGTTGTCCCAGCAGTTGCTACTACTATTGGGGGCATTGTCGGGGATTTTCAATGGGGGCCGGTTCATGAGATTACATCAATTGATTCGGAAAACAATCTTGTAGAACGTTTTGGTAAACCAACTACAAGTGTCTACTACGACTTTATGACCACTGCAAGTTTCTTGGCATACGGTTCAAACGCTCTCGTTGTGCGAGAGGTTGATACCGATACTGCCGTGAACGCCGTATCAGAGACGCGGGGTCGTGTACTTACAATTGATAGTGTAGGTGCGTCTGATTCTGATCGTACAGAAGGCACATACACTATCGGAACATCCGATTACACGGTTTCCCCAACTGGAGGAACTGGTGCTACTTTTTCTATTGTAGTAGATTCATCCGGTGCTGCTACCGTAACGATTACTGCCGCTGGTAGTGGATATTCCGTTGATGACACTTTCACTGTGACCGATTCTAACCTCGGTGGCGGCGGTGCTGCCGATTTGACGTTTGATATCGCTTCAATCTCAAAAGGTTTCTTAATCAAGAACGAAGATGATTACGATTCCAAAACTAGTTCTGATTTGTCTCAAGTAGGCCCTTGGGTTGCAAAGTACCCAGGCTCTCTTGGTAACAGTCTGAAAGTATCTATTGCAGATAAGTTCTCTGCAACTAACACAAGTATCGCTTCTATCGCATTGGATGCTGCTGACACCGCTGGTGACCGAACCACTGCAACAGTAACAATTGCTGCTCCTGAATTGGCAATCGCAAGTGGTGGCGTTCAGGCTACTGCTACTGCAACCCTCACTGGTGGTAATGTGACTGCAATCACAGTCACGAACCCAGGCTTCGGATACGCAACTGTACCTACAGTAACCGTTACCGTTGATGGTACGGGTTCTGTTGCTGCAACCGCTACTCGTAGCACCAAGTGGACTTACACGGATGATTTTGATAGTATCCCAGGCACTTCCGAGTGGGCTGCAGACAATGGCGCTAAAGATGATGAATTGAACATCATTGTCATTGATGAAGACGGTGAGATCAGTGGTACTGCTGGTACTATTCTTGAGAAGTTTGCTGGTGTATCTAAAGCATCTGACGCGAAGGATGATATCAACCAGACTAACTATTACGCTAACGTAATTAACCAACGATCCAAGTGGATTTGGTGGACAGAACATCTTACAACCGGAACCAACTGGGGAACTTCATCCGCTGGTGGTACTGAGTTTGACAAGATGGATACCGAAGATGCCCAAGAAACTATTTCTCTGGTAAATGGTTTGGATGATTCTCCGGACACGGGTGACCTACAAAGCGGATATGATCTGTTTGCAAATGACGAACTGGTTGACGTATCGTTGATCATGAACTCTGCTCACAGTGCTACTGTTGGTGACTACATCATCGACAATGTGTGTGATGTTCGCAAAGATTGTCTTGTATTCCTTTCTCCGCAACGAGCGAGTGCAGTTCTGAATGAAGGTAGTGAAGCTACTGACATTGTTGGAACTACTGAACTTGGTGCGTACACTCGTTCTTCTTTCGCTGTAATGGACAGTGGATGGAAGTACATGTATGACAAGTACAATGACCGATACGTTTACGTTCCTCTGAATGGTGACGTTGCTGGTACATGTGTTGTTACTGACAACTCCGATGATCCTTGGTTCTCTCCTGCTGGTTTCAACCGTGGTGTCATCAAGAACGCAGTAAAACTTGCTTGGTCACCTAAGAAGGCAGACAGGGATACACTGTATAAGAACGGTGTAAACCCTGTGATCAACTCGCCTGGGGCTGGTATCGTTTTGTTTGGTGACAAGACTCTTCTCGCGAAGCCGTCTGCGTTTAACCGAATCAACGTTCGTCGTCTGTTCATCGTCCTTGAGAAGGCGATTGCAACTGCTGCGAAATTCCAGTTGTTTGAGTTCAACGATGCGTTCACTCGCGCACAGTTCGTTGCACTGGTAGAACCGTTCTTGCGTGATGTACAGGGACGTAGAGGTATTTACGACTTCCGAGTTGTCTGTGACGAAACGAACAACACCCCGCAGGTTATTGACTCTAATGAGTTTAGGGCTGATATTTTCGTCAAACCTGCTAAGTCGATCAACTTCATCACTCTGACGTTTATTGCTACCAGAACTGGTATCTCGTTTGAAGAACTTGGCGCTTAATAGAGTAGATAAATAACAGACAAACTTAGGAGAAAGTTAGATGAATATCGAAGAGTTTAAGGCAAGACTTGGCGCCGGTGGTGCAAGGCCTAATCAGTTCCGCGTGAAACTCGCGTTTCCCGGCTATGTGACTGGCGTTGACCCATCTTATAGTCTGCTTGTAACTGGCGCCGCGTTACCAGCATCCAACGTAAACCCCGCGATCATCCAGTACAGGGGTCGTGAGGTGAAGTTGGCTGGTGAAAGGATTTTTGATCCTTGGACAATCACAGTAGTCAACGATTCTGACTTCAGTCTGCGAGCCCCCTTTGAGGAGTGGATGAACGGAATGAATGATCGGGAAAGTAATGAAGGTATTCTTACACCTTCTGACTATCAAGTAGACATTGTAGTAGAACATTTAGATCGTAACGATGCAGTACTGCCAGGCGGTGTATACACCTTGCGTAATGCGTTCCCGATCCAGATGTCTGAAATTGCATTGAACTATGCACAGAATGATATTTTTGAAGAATTCACGGTGACTTGGCAATACACACACTACGATGTGAACTAAGTCTCGGTGTTGGGATAAATTATGGAATTATTTGGATACGAAATTAAGCGATCCAAATCATCCAAAGGGGAAAAATCTTTTGTTGCCCCCGCAGATGATGGATCGCTTGAGTCGATAAAAGCTGGTGGTTACTACGGTACATACTTTGATATCGAAGGTACTGCTAATAACGAGAGCCAGTTAATAAAGAGATACAGGGACATCTCCATGATGGGAGATGTTGATGCCGCGATTGAAGATGTAGTCAACGACTCTATCAGCAATCTGGAAGATGAAAAGCCTCTTGTACTCGACCTTGATAATGTGAATCTGGCCTCTAGTGTGAAGAAGGCCATCAACGAAGAGTTCAACAATATACTATCTATCTTGGACTTTAACTCTAGGGCTCAAGACTATTTTAGAAGATGGTATATTGATGGACGAATCTACTTTCATAAGGTTATTGATCTTGATAACCCGAAAGAAGGACTAAAAGATATTCGTTATGTTGACCCAAGGAAAATCCGAAAGGTCAGAGAAGTAAAAAAAGAAAAAGACAAAAAGACTCAGGTAACACTGGTCAAAGACGTAGATGAATATTTTGTTTTTGATGAAAAAGGAATTGCCTTAACAAGTAGTCAACAGTACAAAACAGATGTTGTAAATGACAAGGCAATCAAGGTTAGTAAGGATGCGGTATGTTATTGCACATCTGGTCTAATAGATCAAGATAAAAACATACCACTGTCTTTTCTTCACAAAGCGATTCGCCCTGCTAACCAATTAAGAATGATGGAGAACGCGGTGGTGATTTATCGTATCACTCGTTCCCCAGAAAGACGAATTTTTTACATAGATGTTGGTAATCTGCCCACAGGCAAGGCGGAACAATATCTAAAAGATGTCATGAATCGGTATCGTAACAAATTGGTTTACGATTCTGATACTGGAGAAATCCGAGATGACAAAAAATTTATGTCAATGCTTGAAGACTTCTGGTTGCCACGAAAAGAAGGTGGCCGAGGAACAGAAATTCAAACATTGCCAGGCGGCCAAAATTTGGGTGAGATTGAAGATGTAGTTTACTTCCAGAAGAAACTATATCAATCACTGAACGTTCCGGTCTCTCGTCTAGAACAACAGGCTGGACTCAACTTTGGTCGATCTGCGGAAATTACAAGGGATGAACTTAAATTTACAAAGTTCATTTCTAAACTGAGGAAAAGGTTCTCTGGTGTCTTTGATGATCTACTCAAGACACAGTTGATTCTCAAAGGAGTAATCCGAGAGGATGAGTGGCCTCAAATCAGAGAAGACTTGATGTATAGGTTTGCCTCAGACGCATACTATACAGAGTCAAAAGAACAAGAAGTTTTGAGAAGTAGAGTGGAAATACTGAACAGTGTTGCACCGTATGTAGGACAATTGTTCAGTAAAGAATATGTTCAAAAGAACATTTTGCGTTTAACGGATGACGAAATTGCTTTGATGGATCAACAGATCGGTGCTAGTCAACCAGAAGATAATGTAGTTGGAGATAACAATGAGTGATCAAGATAATATTGAAGTAGAAGTATCAGACGAGGTAACACCCCAAGATGCCATCAGAAATATGATGGATAAGTGGGCTGATGGTGACCTCACTGGTGCCCAAGACGAATTCTATAGCATCATGAACAAACGTGCGG